ATAGCGCATATAACCTCCTAATATTATTGAATTTTTTTAATTTCCTCTAATAATTCTTCCAATGTTATAGAAGACTTTTTAGATTTATTTTGATTTTTTGTTGATTTAATAATTTCTAAATTACAAACATGAGCTGCAATTTCTGGATTAATATTATTATCAAAACAATAACATACTGACAATTTATGATCTAATGAATACCCAGTTGATTTTCCTCTTAAATCAATGTTTATAATTTTACTTCTGCTTCGTCTGACATTAATTTCTGTCAATCTATCCACTTCTAACCTATATTTTTGAAATTTTGTTTTTCTTTCGTAATTAATGTGAACTTGTTTGGTTTTTGGATTATTCTTTTTGAACTCGTTTTTACACTCTTCACAACAAAACAATCTTCCTCTGTTTAAATTATTTTTTATATTTCTAATTCTTTCATATAACAATTCTCTTCTTGGAGAAAACCAAATATTTTTACATAATGAATTTTCGCATTTACATTGAAGTATAAATTCTGTTGGTTTATTTGGATCATATCTTAGATCAAATTTAAAAAATGGATATCTTTTTTGAATGTCTTCTATTTTAATTCTGTTTTTAATTGAAATGTTTTTAATAATTTCTATAGATTTTTTATACCCAACAATTTCTAATAAAGATTTATTTTTATTTTTATTTGGAACTTTATGTTTCTTTCCAGTTTTTGATTTTGAAATATTTCTTCCAACACTAGGATTTCTTTTTAATCCTGTTCTACTTTTAGTATATTTTTCTTTAACAGAAGGACATTGGGAATGAAACTCAGAGCAACATTTTTTATTTGTTAGTGTAACATATTTTGCTATTCTATTACACCCATAGTCACATTTAGTTTCTTCTAAATTTTCAAAAGAAATAAATTGATTACTTTTTCGTTTTATATTCATTTAATATTTGTTCTTCTTTCTCAATCAACTCTACTTTTAATTTTGGTTAACAACTCACTATTCCACTTCCCATCAAACTCAACAGCTCGATCATCTACATACGCGACTGCTGGTAATTTTTCTGAGGTAATTCCATCAACTTCAATGCTATATTTTTTCAACCAAGCTTCAATCATTCTTTTTTGTTTATCGACACCTTCTTCACCATGAGAGGTTTTACTCAATCTGGATGAAAATATAATAATTTCAAACCCATCATCTTTCAATTCATCAATAAATTGTTTAGCATCAGGAATAGGTTTATCATATACAGTTCCATCTTTCCACCCTTCTGAATACTTATGGATCGTTCTATCAAAATCAATCATAACTTTTTTGGTATTTACATTATCAACATTAACAGATTCTGGATATACTACGGTAAGAGGTTTTTTACTAGCTTTTGTTGGGAACGAATCGATAGCAAACCCTCCAACTGATTCTAGTTCTTCATCTTCATGATTTAACCATTCTAGATATTGTTTTAACACAGAAGTCCTCGCTGGATAATGTATTTGGCACTTTATAATTTGTTCTAAAAATTTTGGAAGTTGTTAAAATTTTTTTACAACTTCCGATTTAATTTTTTGGTTTTAAACGAACTACTACATATATTAATATTTAGAAAGAAAGGAGTTTAATATGATTAAAGAATTTACAGGAAGGTACAATTGGTTGAGCAATTTTTTTCCATGTTGGATTACATTAAACGGGATAACTTTTCAAAGTGTTGAGCATGCATATCAATCGGAAAAAAGCTCAGATTTTGAATGGAAGAAAAAATGTCAGGAAATTATAAATCCTGGAAAAATTAAACAAGAATCTAGAAAAATAAAAATCAACAAAAAGGAATGGGATAACAAAAAATTAAGAGTTATGGAAATTTGTATCGACCAGAAATTTAACAAAGAACCATTCAGAACAAAACTATTAGAAACAGGGGAAGAGGAAATTCAGGAAGGAAACAATTGGAATGATGAATTTTGGGGTGTTAATTTAAAAACAGGAAAGGGATTAAATAATTTAGGAAAATTAATTATGAAAAAGAGAGATCAATTAAATAACAAAATTTTTTAGTAATATTAGAAAGGAAAAAATATGGAAATAGATAATAGAATTGAAGAAGTTATTCAAATAACAAGTGCATATGAACATGCAATAAAATGTGTTGCAGAAATTGGGAGACTCCTTAGAACAACAGAAGCAGGCAAATTTATGTGGGGTAGTGATCACAAGATGGCAATTTCTGGAATTAAGATAATTTTAACGAAATTAAAAGAAGATGTTCCATCATACAAATAAAAAATATTAAAAGGAGATAATAAAATGTTTAGGGTAATAAAGCTATATCATCCTGAAACGTTAAAATATTGTATAGAACTACAAATTGGATGGAGATCTTGGAAACTATCTGGATTTTGGTTTGGTGAATAAATGAAAACATCATTTCAAAAATTCATAGAATACATAAATCAACATGATATTGGGGAAATTATTTTCAGAAAAAAATGTTTAAAAGAAATTAAATTTAATGGAAGCAAAAATTGTTTTGATACATACAGAAGGACATTAACTAGGAATGGATATCTTAGACAATGTTGGCCAGGTCAATACAGAATATTAAAAAAAGTTTCTATTTTTTTAAATACTGATGGAAAAACTTTTAAGGAAACTCCAATCGGGAGGGTATTGAGAACTTGGGAAGAATCATCTATTTCAAAAGAGGGGGGAAAAATTTAAAATGATAGAAAAATTTGTTGGAATAAAATGCTCATTTTGTGCGCATGCATGCAAATGTAAAAAGGAATCAAACCAGGAAGTTAAGGATTGTAAAATGTATATGAGCAATACAAAATCTATACAACTTAATTCAATATCTATAAGAGTAAAAGAGGAAACAAACTCTTTGGAAATGGAATGGAAAACTGGGTGTGGGGACGGAATTTACTTAATTGAGGACTAATATGAATGCAATTAAAATTTTAACAAAGCTTCAGGATTTAGGTTATGAAACATATTATGTTGGGGGGTGTGTAAGGGACATGTTGTTAAACATTCCTTATAAGGACATTGATATAGCTACTGCAGCAACACCAGATGAATTAATTAAAATTTTTAAAGATCAGGAAATCAAAACATTTGGTAAAAGTTTTCTGGTTACATTCATAAATGGAATTGAGGTTGCAACATTTAGAACAGATCAATACAATGGATTGAATGACAAAAATGTTCAAATAAAAATTTCTAGCGCAGAGGAGGATGCGACAAGAAGAGATTTTTCTATTAATGCAATTTTTTACGATCCAATTACAAAAAAGATTATTGACTATGTAAATGGTCAAGAAGATCTTCAAAAGAGAATTATAAGATTTAACGGAGATCCAAAAAAAAGAATTTGGGAGGATCCTAACAGAATTATTAGAGCTTGCAGATTTGTTGCAAAAATTAATGGTGATTTTTCTGATGACACATATGAAGCTTTAATGGATTATTCTGATTATGTTGAAACCATGGTGCATCCAGAAAGAATAAGATTAGAAATTTTAAAAGCTATGAAAATTAAAAAAGCTTCAATATTTTTTAGAGCATTATATGATATTGGTGCTTTGAAATATATTTTCCCAAGTTTAGATAAATCTTATTTGCATAATGGGGGTCCCTACCATATTGAAGACGTATTTGATCATTGTATGATGGCAGGAGATCACGCATCAACAAAAGATTCACTAATCAAATTAACTGCATATTTACATGATATTGGAAAACCAATATCTTCAAGAATTAATTCTCATACTAATGATATTTGGTTTGAAGGTCATGAAGAAACTGGAAGAGACGCAGCAAAAAAAGAATTAGAAGATTTAAGGTTTAGTAATGAAGAGATTAATATAATCTCAAATTTAATATATTTACATATGCGGATAAGTCATGAGAGACTTCAACCAAAGGGAGTTAGAAGAACTTTAAAAGCACTGAATGAGTTTGGTATTCCTTATCAGAAACTTTTAAGGGTTTCTATTTGTGATAAAATGGGAGGATTGAAGTCTCAACAACATTATCGGTTAAGAGATGTGTATCAATTAGCTAAATCTTTTAGAACAGAAGTAAATAGAAAAGATTCGGCAAATCAATTTTCTGATTTAAAAGTAAATGGAATTGATATCATGGAAGCAACTGGATTATTACCTGGTAAAGAAGTTGGTGAGATTCTGAAAAAGTTATTAGATTTGGTTATTGATAACCCAGAAATCAACAACAAGGAAAAACTAATTCAAATTATTAAGGAGGAATTATAATGAATCAAAATTTGGATACAATTGATAACTTTAATTTTAACGATTGCAAAAACAATTCAGATGTGATTTATAAAATTTTTCAAATGAATAACTTTGAAACAACTATCCAGAATACGAAAAATATTTTGGAAAAAAATGGTTTTGAAAACATTCATAGTTTTGAATCCATTTTGAATAAATTTAAGAAGTACAACATTTTAGAGAAGGTTGGAGAAGTTCCAACAGTTTCAAAAAACGGCAAAAAAATTCATACACCATTATACAAAATGAATAATCAATTTCCAATTCCTTCCTCGAGAAAAAAATCCAATTTTGTTTATTCTTGTTTAAAGAATATTTTTTCTCAAAATCATTGGAGAATTTCTAAACAAAATCTTATGAAGATTTTGAAAAATTCTAACATTGATAATCTTAATTCTCTATCAACTGGGTTGTCATTTTTAAAAAATAAAGGGATAGTTAAAATTGTTGGTTATGAAAATTTTAAAGATAAACTAGAACGCAACCGGATATCTCCAATTTATGAATGGGTTGATACTCCAATTAGGTCTAATGAATCGAAACCGAGCAAGGCAGAGGAAGCAATTCAAAATAGTTCATCTCACATTCATAATCATAATAACGAAGAAAACATTGTTGATGTTTATTTGGAAAACATGAGAAGGGGGTTGGTGGAAAAATTTGTTCCATTAGTGAAATCTCAGAAAGAACTTCAAAACGTAAAGAAAGAATTATGCGAAGTTTTGGACGAGAATAAAAAACTTCTTATTGAAATTAAAATTAAGAATAACATTATTGAAGAATTCAAGAAAAAAGTTAATGAGCAATGTCAAAAAGTTATTTCTGATATTGCTTCTTATTTTGGTGTTCATGAAGAAAAAATCATTGACATTTTGTTTTAAACAACATGTGATTGCTTAGTGAACTTCTGGATGGATAAATTTTGCTCATATCATTTGTTAGGAATTGTACGAAGAAAAAGGATATTGCAACAATTTAAATTCTTGGAGGAAAAAATGAAAACAATGTTTATGAAAATAACACTTGATAATGATGAAAGTAGTAAAATATTCACAGAAAATCATTTGGTGCTTAAAGATGGTTCCTATATTCAAGCTAAATTTTTAAAAACAGGTGATAGTATTTATGGAAGAAAAATTAAAATAATTGAATATTTATCAAAAAATTGACGAAAATATATGCAGGGGAAGTAATGAAAGAATATCAAAAAATTCAATCTCTTTTTAAAAGAGATAAATCAAAAAAGTTACTAGTGGGAGAATACACAAATGATGAATTTAAGTATTTGGAAAACAACATTTGGTCTTTCACTGAAAAGGTAAATGGAACCAATATTTGTATAAAATGGGATGGTTCAAATATAAGGTTTGGTAATTTAGATCAACAAATTCCTTCTAAATTGATTAACTTTTGTTTGGATATTTTTAAACCTGATCAATTTAAAGAAGTTTTTAAACAACCAGAAGATATAATTGAACTATATCTTGAAGGTTATGGAAAAGGAATTCAGGAACCGGATGGATCAAAATATAATCCTAACGAAAACTCATTGATTTTATTTGACATCAATATTGATGGGTGGTGGTTGGATTATAATTCCTGTTTTGACATTTGTGAAAAATTAAATTTAACTATTGTTCCAAAAATTGCACATGGAACATTAATTGACTTAGTTACATTAGTCAAACAAGGATTTAAATCTTGTGTGAGTAAAGAAAACATGATTGCTGAAGGAATTGTTGCAAAGCCTTTGGTTCCTTTATACAGTAAAAAAGGAGAAAGAATTATCACTAAATTAAAATATTTAGATTTTCCAGTAACAGAAAGAGGAAAAGTTGATTTAGGATTAGGATAATTAAAAAATTTTCATGAACAAATAACAAATGAATGTAGCATAGATAGTTCCTATTGAATTAATTCGACTGAATTACTATCCGCTACTAATCAACAATAGGTGAAGCATAAAGGGTTCCTATAAAAATCATTGGGGATTAACATACCCTTCGCTTCTTCGGTTCCTAAACATAGAAGGTTCCTATAAAAACTGGCTTACCTTCCGTTTCGAATTAAAAAGACATAAGAGGATCCTATAAACATTTCTGATATGAAAATATTTCCTCTCGTCTTTTCAAAAACTTAAAATGGGGATAACTTTATTGGTTATCCTCATTTTAACCGTATTTTTACAAGCACTGTTAGTTCCTAAACAATAATTTTATATACACTAACCGCTTTAAAGGAGTAAATTATGAGATCATTTTTGAATTTATTTAAGGCTCTACCAGTTATAAAAATTGGAAGAAAAGATCCCTCAAAAGAATTATTAAAGAAAACAATTAAAATGGGATTTATTTTTTCTTCGGAAGTAATTTTTAACTACTCTGAAAAAGATTTAAACTCAATCATTATTGAAATTGAAAAAACTATTGGGTTAAATCCAGAAAAATTAAACAATACTTTTCACAAATCATGGGGAATAGTAAAAGATACACCAATGGAAATTTTAGTTATTGAACAAATTATCCATTATATTACTACTTATGGTTTTGAAAGACTAGGAATTTACAATGAAAACACAATTTACATTCCACCAGAAGAATTAAAAATTCCAAAATTAAATATTGATAAAATTCCTCTTGTTGTGATTAAAGGATACACTAAGGAAGAATTTAAAGAAAAAGTTTTTAAATTATTGTCAAGCGGTATTGCTCTTGGTGATAATACAAAAAATGATATTATTAATATTTGTTTATTTCTTGGTATTAATGAAGAAGAATTAACCGAAATTAAAAATAAGGAAGTTCGTGTGATTTTGTTTGATTTTTTAGATTTAATTCCAAAAAATCCGGTTGAATTCTTAAGATTTGTCATCTATAAAGCTACAAAGAAAACTCTAATTATTAAAGATAAAGAGACGATCGCTGAAATCAAACATAATCAAAACATTGAAACTTTAAAATTATTTAAAAAATATTCTGATATTTATGGGTTAAAATATCTAGCCGAGATATTTTTTAGATTCAAACCAATCTTTTTGGCATTCAGAACAAATTTGGAAATGAAAAAAATTGTTAATAAAATTCGAAGAATGGCGAATGTTTACCACAAACCAATGCCTGAAGATTTTTTGAACCATGTTACTGGAAATATCAAAAAGAATAATCTGGATCTAAATAAATTAAAGGATGAGGTATCTAAAGTAAATATTTTTAGAAAAGTTAGATTAGCTTATGCTTTA